GTAAATGTGGTTGATGTTGTTACTGAGGATGGTGCTTGAAACTTTAGTTGATGCGAGTTGTCATCATCTTGAAATGACAATACATCTAACCCTGATGTTCCTGCTGAGAACTCTTTTAGATGCGACATAACCTCTCTAACTGCATTATTCATGTCTGAAGGCAGTGCTGAATTTTCAGCTAGATTTACATCTCCAACTACAGTGTTGTTATCTGCGGTTGCATCATATTCGGTGATTTTGTCTTTTGCCATTATGTAACTCCTAACAATGCACTTATTTCATCATCAGATAAACCTAAGTCTTTCAGTTTTTTCTTACCTGATATTTTATTATTTGCTTTCGCAGTATCTGCATCTTTTAATTCTTGTATCTTTGCATTTACATCTGCTTCACTTGGCATTTTCGCACCATCTTTTATAATTTGAATATGTTTGTATTGCATTCTTTCTGAGTTAGGTATCTTCTTTCCTTTATCATCTTCTTTTTTCCAACCATACCAGTTGCCACCATTGAAAGTATGTAAGGCTAATTGTAAATAATCTTTTTGCATTACTGGCTTTCTCCTAATTTTATAAAAGTGAATGTTGTATAATTTTGGTTTGTATCACCTTGTAAAAATGAGCCAGATGCCATACTTGTTGTAGCAAATTTTACTCTAAAAGTACTTGTATTAGTCACATTTACAAAAAAATGATTACTTACAGAAGTACTAGATTCACTAGCTGAACCCTCTCCTCCATTTGCAATTCCTACGTCATCATAAGAACCACCACTATCTGTAGAAACATGTGCAGTAAACATAGAATTTGCATCAATAGTTGACCTTATCATTGCAATATATATTACATAATATAATCCAGTACTTGGAAATGAAAAAACACCACTGCTATTAGTCATTCCAGTACCAATTTTAGAAAAACTTGCATCATCTACTCTTTCAAGATTAGCTGTAATATCTGCATTTGTGCCACCAGATTGGGTTGCTGTTAATCTAAACATATCTGCTTCAGAAATAAATGTTCCTACTGGAGTTTGACTAAATGTAACAACACCACCACTTGATATTGCCATTGCATCTGTATCACTTGCACTACCAATACTGCCTCCATCTGATACTTTTAAAGCACCACTAACAGTAAAATCTGCATTTGCTGTAACATTGCCTCCATCAGCAATAGTCAAAGCATTATCACCATCAGTAAATTCAATTAATGGTGTTTTGAGAGATGTTGTTGCTGTAACACTTCCTGCAACAGACAAAGCAGTTAGTGCCTGAGAGCCAGTGTCTACGTTCTTCAAATGTGCCATCAACTCTCTTATGGCATTGTTGATGTTTGATGCAGGACAATTTTCAGCAATGTTTATGTCATTTATATCCGCATTGTTTGAAGGAGTGCTATCATATTGTGTGATATTTGCCTTGGTCATATTATCTCCTATTCATTCCTAAAAAGTTTGCATCCTGTACATTCTGGCCAAGTAATCCGCCATAAAATGGTGCCCCTCTACCAATCACTGGTGCTATACCTCTTGTTGTAAAATCTCTAACTAATGGAACGCCAACTCGACTGTACGCAGGTACTGTCAATGCTGATCCAATACCCACTGTAACAGGATCAAAAGCCAAGCCACCACCAAGTGCAAGTGTACCTAACATTGACCTATCTGCGGTTCCTGAGTTAGCTAATCTTTGTTTAATTGTATTTTGCCCTGCCTCTGCAAGAGGTTGCATTTCTGCTCCACCTCGTGCAAATGATTTTTTCCTAAGTGTTCCATCCTGAGATCTTATTTGTCTTAATATTTGATCTGCTGTAAACTCACCACCTTCTGAGGCTATCACTGCTCTTTCTACTGGTAGTAATCTTCTAAAACTTTTATCAATGGCATCTAAAGCTAATGCCTGAGCAGGATTTGTTGATTTTAAAACATCCGCCATAGCTGATTCAATTGCACTAAAACTAGATGCAATGTCTAGGTTTACAGGTTCTGTGCTTTTGTTAAATTTTCTAACTTCTCGCCTTACTTCAGAAATTGCTTTTTTGTAATTTTGTCCAGAAATTTTTCCTGCATCATCAAATTTAGAATAAATAATTCTATCAATTTTATCTAAAAATAATTTTTGAGCATTACCAGATAGTGCCTCAGCCTCATTTAGAATTACATCATCAAACTTATCTTGCAAAACACTTCTATTTGGCATTTTTAATTTAGGCAAAATCTTGTCATATTGGTCAGATATAACGTCTGCTGTTTTTGCGTATAAATCTCTACCTTCCAAGCCTTTTAAAACATTTTTTGTGTTTATTAATAATGGGTTTAGTGGCTCTAGCACTTCTTGAAATATTGCTTTATCAAAACCTTTTTTGGCTCTTTGCTTTGCACCTGTAATTGCAGAACCAACAAATGGTACTGAAGTCATGGCCTCCTCAACCTTTTTAAGTCCACCGCCTACAGCATCACCAACAGTAACTGGAACACCTCTCTTGATTAATTCCTTTGCTCCTTCAGTTGCATATGGTGCAACCTTTTGCAATGTACCACCTGCTAATGCTCCTGTGCCAGTACCAATTGCTCTATCTACTGGATCATCGCTATCTGTAGCCAAACCGCCATATGCACCGCCCATTAGTCCTGCACTTTTTACTGCATCAACACCTGCTTTTGCCAATCTTGCTCCACCAAATATTGCAGTTGGCAAACTACCTGCTATTTCTGATCCATATGCATAAACTGGCTCTTGTTCTCTGAATGCTTTTAAATCACTTCTTATTGCATCTACTGTTTCATTATATGCAGTTTGGAAGTCTTTACCTTCAGCAAACTTAGAATATAAACCTGCCACTAATCCTTGTAATTCATCCGCAGAACCCAGTGTTAAACCCTGGAGTACTGATTGAGTGATACCTGTTAATTTTCCAACTTTGTTTTGTGGAGTCTGTGGTGTGACAATATTTTCACCTAAAATTCTTGCTTTACCCATTAGTCAATTACTCCAATTTTATTGTCTAAAATAAAGAATTGTCCTTCTTTTAATCTTTCTTCTGCATCTTTTAATGATGTAACTGGTATTGGTTTTAAGTAACTACCAGATAATGGTAATTTAGATTGAACAACTTTTGATCCATCTAATCCATATTGCTTGGATAAAGATAAATAATTTTTCTCTAATTGTTCTTGTTTTCTTACTGAAGGCAAGACTTGCTGTTTTGCACTATCAAGAAACATTTGTCTTGCTTCTGGTGTTAATCTTTCACCATCAACTAGTTTATTATAAATATTTATAACTCTTTGAGATACACCCTGACTTTCTTCTGCATTTGTGTATTCACCTTCTTTAACAGCAGAATTAGGGTCTATTGTTTTCATATATGCAAATACTAAAGCCAAGTCATTTGCTCCAGAAGGAGGTGCATTAGATGCAATCGCAACCTTATTAAAACCTTCCAAAGCTAATACATTTGTTTTACTTTCTTTAATAAAACTATCTCTTAGATTTTTTTCTTGTGAAAACTTAGTCTTTGCATCTTCTTTACCAGATTTCTGCATATCTAACTGCATCTTCTGCAAGTCATTCATATACTGAGCCATTGCCAATTGGTTTTTCAAACTTGTTTGTTGTCGGCCTGCAAGTCTATCTTGTTGATCCTGATAACCTTTTACGAATGCCTGTGATGCCAAACCTAGACCCTGACCTAGTGTAGGGGCAGGCTTACCAACAGAATAACCACCTGCTTTGAGAAGTTCAGCAGATGCATTCAATGCACCCATAGTTCTTGGATCTGAAAAACTTGTGCCTAGTAAACCTGTATTTGCACCACCGCTAAGTGTTTGATCTGGTGTTAGTAATCTAGGTCTTGGATCATCTCCTGCAATTACACCAACTTGATTCATAGGTCTTGGTACAATTGAATCACCTGATCTCATACGCACATTTTGATTAAAGTTTGATACATCGCTTGGAGAAATTTGAGGCAAGCCAGAAACTTTTACAGGTGCAGGGAAGTTCTGGTCGGCAATCAAAGCACCAATTGGTAATCCAGTGTTAGGATTTACATTTCCATATAATAAACTAATTGGCCTGTTCATATTACATATACCCTAATAATCCACCTAACAATGCTCCAGTGCCACCACCAAAACCTGCCAAGTTTGCTAATTGTGCCCCACCTAATGCACCACCTAATGCAGACATTCCTCTGTTTCTAAATACTGGCTGTGCTGTATTTGAGCCAACAGTACCGCCACCAACTAATGATAAATAATTAGCTAGCCTTTGATCATCTATGTTTTGCTCAAAATTAAATCTATCAATGTCAGATTGTAACTGAGCCATTGCATCAGCCTCTCTTGCTCCACCAACCTTTGCCAATTGTTGTGCATCAAGGTTTTGTATATTTGGAGCCATTCTAAGGGCATCCTGTTGTGCCTTATAAGCAATAGGTGCTAATCCTGATGCCAATGCTGATTGATTGGCTCCTGATCCATATCTACCTGCTTTAGCAAATCTACTTTCAATTGTATCTACTACTGGTTGAAATGCCATACTCATTAATGGATTTGTACCCATAAGATTTTGTTGTACAACATTCTGTGATTGAGCAGTCAAACTGTTAGGGTCTAATGCCCTGTCTCTTACCATATCAAGTGCCATTTCACTTTCTGGAGAAAACCCTACAGTAGTTGGAAATGGATAAAAATCTGGCTCACCTGTTTCATATCTCTGCTTTGCCTCACTCAAACCATATTCTAAAAATGGCTTTGCATATGCAGGAGGCTCGACTTGAGTGTTAACAGTTTGTTGTCCACTTCTTCCGCCTTTGCTCATTTATATTTCCTTCACTAAAGTTATTGATGATGGTTTGTAGCTTTTCAAAACTCTTTCCCATCCTTTTCTGCCATTGATCTCAACACCTTTGCAGTCATATTGTTTTGACCAATTAACAATATCTGGCTCCGCTTTGAGCAATGTATTTAAATTGCCACCTGCAAGCCAAAACCTTAAAACCCTGCGTTTAGGGTAACTCACTATTTCTGTAACTATTACACTGTCATGATATGGCCAGAACTGGGCATCTCCTGCCTGACACATTGCAAAAACATCTTCTGCCGAATGACTATTATGTGCGTACTTTAATGCTTCATTTATCCATTTTGTGCATCTTGTAAACTCATCCAAAAATGACGTAGTCAAAGGATCTTGTGGTAGTTGCACTAGCATGATTTAATGTTGCCTGCCCTTTTTGTCTGCCTGTCACATGAATTGTTACAGTTGATGCATCGCTTGTTGTTGGCATAAACAATATGACACTGTCACCGCCAAGACGATCATCACTTAATGTTGTTGTTGTTGCACTGTTTGCCAGGGTAATTGACCCTGTAGAATTAACTTTGCCATCCAGGATATTGTTTACAACATTGGCTACATTTCTTGGATTATCACCCAATGATGAAAGCCTTCTATAATTACTTACCCTGGTCATCTTCTACCCAGTGGTTGACCTTCTAAGTCAAATCCTTGTGCAAAATCCCAGAACCCAGATATGTTCATTCTGATCCTGTGAAACCTGCCTTGTGATCTATGTTGAACAAACCCTTCATCAGTCAATGAATTGGCTGTTGAAAATGTAACATCATCATCCTGCCTGTCTCTAGCACCAACTTGCACTGTTACTGAGCCATTTCTAAAATATGGCACTGATCTAGTTACAAGAGAATGTTTGCCCTTGTTCAAAGCAAATTCTGATGTTTCAATAACTGCACTTAATGGTTGTCCAGTAAAAGATGTAATTCTTTTGTTAACCGATCCACCAAACAAGAATGCTCCACCTTTATATAGGTTTGAATCTAATGGTGCAGGCAATGCATCAAGGTTACTTGCTAGATTGTCTAATCCTTCAAGTGTATACCCTGCTGTAAAAAATGGTGCTATCAAGTCAACACTTACTTTTGCGATTGACCATCTTTTTATTGCGTAATTATAAATCAATAATTTATCTGGTACAGTTCCAGAAGTGTTTGAGTTTGATACATAAGACCATACAACTATTTGGTTTGTAGGATCTACAGCACTTGTCATTTTGTCAGGGAATGCATTATTAAAATCTTCAAAGAAAAACTTATTTATTTTCTCTGCCCCTATTGGGATTGATTGCATTCCATCAAAAGCATAAAAACCATCTTCATTTAGAAAAAATATAAGATTTCCAA